GCAGTTCCGGATAACTTCCAGAGGATTATCATCCAGCCGGACACCGAGCGCATCCGGGCGGCTTTGGAACGGGGCGAGCAGCTCCCCTTTGCTCATCTCGGTGAGAGAGGGACGCATCTGAGGATTAGCTGAGGGAGGAGGTGAGTACATGTCTAAGGTTATCGGTGTGATGGGCGAGAGCGGCTCCGGCAAGACAACAGCCATGCGGAACTTGGACCCGGCCGTCACCTTCTACATCGACTCTGATAAGAAGGGACTGAACTGGAAAGGCTGGAGAAGCCAGTATACCGTCGAGAAGAAAAACTACTATGCGACGGATAGCTTCACCAATGTGAGCCTGCTGCTCGACAAGATAAACAGCGAAAAACAGTTCAAGCACATCAAGTTTGTGGTCATCGACACTCTGAACGGCATGATGGTTGCCGAAGAGATGCGCATCCTGGCTATGCAGAGCGGAGACAAGCGGAGCGCCTGGAGCGACCTGGCCTCCAACGGCTGGGCCATCGTCAACAAGTGCCTCACGATGCGCGATGACATCACCGTCATCATCCTGTGCCACTCTGAGACGGTATCCGACGATAACGGCATCATTAAGACCCGGATAAAGACCAATGGCCGTAAGCTGGAGAAGCTCGTCCTGGAGTCCAAGATGACCACCGTCGTGTGGGCGGTCCGGCAGGATGGCAAGTATAAGTTCATCCTGTCAGCTGATGGCAGCACTTGCAAGGTGCCTCTGGGAGCATTTCAGACGGATGAGTGCGAGAACGACATCATGGTCGTAATTAAGGCATTGGAGGAATACTGATGGCACATGAAACAGAAATGATTAACGAAATGAAAGAGACCATTATGGAAATGCTTACTACTCACATGCAGTGGGGATGGTCGTTAGAGCAGATAGAGCCATTGTTTTCTAAAGCGTCACAGCAGGCGCTTGAAGCATTAAAAACCAATAACTAAGGGAGGATACAACATGCTTAACTTCAAATCCGTAAACAGAGACCAGGTAAAACAGCAGGGTGCATTCCAGATGGGATACGTCGGACGTATTTACACGAGATACTATGTCAACGGCTGGACTGAATGGAATTATCTCGACACAAAGCCCGTATCAGGATCGGATGAACCCAGTCCGGTATTCAACAGTATGCCCGCTATAAAAATAGCGTATTCTTGGTGGGTAAAGAATCACGTCATGGACTCTTACGGGAATCTGTACTTTGGATACATTTCCGAGGAAGCGATGTGCGGTGTCGGTTGCCGATACCCGGATGGGCATGTTGAGCGTGTCGATCTTTTTGAGTCCGAGGATAATGATGACCACAACGCTCCGTCAGTTATCATCGTCGAAAGGGGCGGTAAAGAATACGTTTGCGTGATTGGTTCGACTGGTCATAATACTGACAATATAATGCACTGCTACATCGCGACCAAACCTAACACGATACTGGCGAATTTTGACAATAAATCAACCCGTGTGGTTCCTCCATCCGGCTGGCAGTACCAGTGCAGCTATTCACAGGCTTTCTTTGACACATACACAAGATCGGGCGTGACCTATCATCGCATCACAAACTTCTTCCGAATCAAACAGAGAGTAGACGGGACATCGACACCGTATAATATGGTGTGGGTCTGTGCTATATCAGATGACTATGGCGAGACATGGAAAATGTACAGAGTATTCGCCATTAAGGAAGATGATAGGCTGTTTTATATGTGGGTCGCGAATACCAAATCGCCGTGGCTGAAAAGAGTAGTGCTACAGCCGAACACTACATACATCGGCTACAAGCCAATCAGTGCCGGATATGTGAATATATCGACCGAGAATATTTTGGACAACGATGCCGAACAAATTGGTACATTACAGGAATTCACCAGTGATGAGTTGGCATATGTAAATACAATCACATCCTACGATGATTTTACCGTACTCATCCCGGCTGAAACGGATCGTATGTATAGAGTGCTTGATGTGTGGGATTTGGACACCAACAAGCTGACATTCCTGTATGCTAAGACCACAGACACCATCGATCAGTCTCAGACTGGATTCCGCAACAACATCAACGACTGGACGCTTTATCGCTACAATGACGGAACAATAACAGAGGTCGGACATCTTGGCGCGGCGTTCTTCCGAGGTAGCGCATACGTCACAGGGGCATCATTCTACAATGACATTGACCACGTTATTTATTCGCGGAATGATTCCGAATATGTGACGGTTACGGTTGATGGGGCTGAGATTCAGCGTCAGCTTCAGGACGGCCCGCATTCTCTGCATACGGTGGAGATCGCAAATAATGCAGTGTTGACTGATAAAGTTATCAAAACATCGTTGCAGACTATGGCAAGACCGGTCAGATACAATAAAGGTTCAATCATGATGCTGATGGGTAAATATCGGGAAGGTGAAGGAACGTCATATCTGACATGGCACTTTGGAATTCAGTTTATCGATATGCTTGCTTAAAGGACACTTTAAATCAGTAACCTAGTAGTTGTTTTCTATTCGGAGGCATAGGATGGAAATTCTTGCGTTCATCGGTACGCACTGGCTGGAGTGGTTATTCACCGGCATCCTGGCGATCCTGTCCTGGCTGGTGAAGCTGCTTCGGGATCAGATCCGGGCGGAACAGGCAAAGAATGAAGCAATCGCGGAGGGGGTCCAGAGCCTCCTCCGGGAGAGCATTGTGTCGAATTATAACAGATACAGCGACCGCGGCTACTGCCCGATTTACGCCAAGGAGAGCATGAAGAAGGTCTACAAGGCATATCATAATCTGGGCGGGAACGACGTGGCCACGGAACTGTATACGAAGGTTTTGAAGATGCCAGAGGAGAAAAAGGAGGAGGCAGACAATGGAGGAGAGAATTAACTGGAAAAGAAAGCTAAGCAGCAGAAAGCTGTGGTCTGCAGTGTCCGGTTTTGTGACCGGCCTGCTGATTTTCCTCGGATATCCTGAATCCGTGGTGGTGCAGGTCGCAGCGCTCATCATGTCCGGAGGGGCCGTGGTGGCCTACTGCATCGGCGAAGGGCTGGCGGACGGCGGGAACCAGTAGAAACGCGGCACCGGTCCGGCGCTGGAATGCAAATAACCGGCAAATGACAGGCAAATGACAGGCAAATAAACAAACGTAGTATTTATGCGGATTTGCGGGTGATTTGCAGAATATTTTTGTAGATTGGGCAAGTAAAAACACAACAAACTCAATTAAGATGCAACAATTAATTGAATTAACACGGCGGGGTCTTCGGATCCCGCTTTTTTGTATACGGAGGTGATTTGTATGAACATCATCATCGGCTCGGCCCGCGTGGATGAGCGAGGTACTTACTCCGGTGGAACTGCCGGCGACCAGAAGCAGAGGACAGAACCGGACTATGCCGGAGAGGTCTCCATGCAGGCGTTTTACATCCACAAGAAGGGCTGGTATGTCATCCGGGCAAAGGATGCGGACATTGCTCGGAAGATTGCTCTTGCCATGAAGCAGGCCTGTAATAACCCGAACATCGGTTATGACCAGTCCGGCAGATACGGCATCCTGACACATGGCACGGCATCCACCGTCAAGACCGAAGCAGACTGCAGCAGCCTGGTCCGGCAGTGCATCAAGGAAGCCTCCGGGAAGGATCCGGGAGACTTCACCACCTGGAATGAACCGTCTGTGCTGAATGCAACAGGACTCTTCGAGCCTGCCAGGAAGTACGGCACCACTACAAAGCTCTATGAGGGCGACATCCTTGTGACCCAGACGAAGGGACACACCGTCATCGTGACAGATGGATATTCCCGGAGCACTCAGGTCGGATGGTACAAGCAAGACGGCAAGTGGCGTTATGTCCTGGCATCCGGCAAGGACGCTAAAGGCTGGCAGGCGCTGGCCGCCAAGAACGGCATGCACTGGTATTATTTCAATGACGCCGGCAACATGCTCACCGGATGGCAGGAGATTAACGGAGACTGGTACTACCTCGATGAAGATATCGGAGGCGCAAACGAGGGGGCTTGTTGGATCTCTGATTCAAATGGCGCTATGCATGTGTGGTTTCTGTGATATAATATAAGTAATAAACGATTTCTTCTTAGATGAGGCGTTCGGTAAAGGGTATACCGGGCGCCTTTTTTTCGTGCAACTTTCGTGCAACTTCCGTGCAACTAAATACCTAAAATCAGGTGATATTTTTGTATCACTGGGTGATATATTGGGCACCTCAGAACACGAAAAAACCGCGTAACTAAGCCATTTTTTGGCTTAACCACGCGGCATAAAAAAAGAGCTGCTGACGGGAATCGGACCCGTCAGAAAATCGCGAAAACCCCTGTGGTTATAGGGTTCTTATG